ACACCACACCTCTAAGTGCAGGTTAGTCAAAAAGTGTGACATTAGGTACTTAATTAAATATATATAACAGGCTAGTGTCGCACTATTCGCTACTACTCTCTTGCTTACTAACCTGATCTATACTTGTTCTAGGAACAGTGTCTCTTTTCTTTACTTTACTTCACCGATGCTATACGCGTTGCTATACACTCGGGGTAGGGCGAGTGAGACTTGCTGTCAGATTAGCTCACTTCTTACTTTCTTAGACCCGTCCGAGTGTGAAGTTCTATTTGACTAGAACCTCATCACCTAACTCTCTTACAAATTTAGGTAGTGCAAAAGTTTGAGAGTAGTACTTGTACTTTTGAAAACACTTCATGTTGTCAAACCTTTCTTTACATAACTCATATACTTTGTCATGTGAATACTTGTGTACTTTACCGTCATAGTCTTTGAACTCGACTGTTACTCCTTTACCGATTAGTGACTTTCTAATGATAAATCTCTTACTTACTAATGTTTGTACTTTACTCATAATTTCTATTTTTAAATGTTCATATATATTATCTTCTTTACTTCGTGTTTGGTTTGTAAATGGAATTACAAGTTAAGTACGGTGATTTTGCTATACGCGTTGCTATACGCGCCAGGGCGCGGTTATACCGCTTTTAATACCCTGGCTGCATCAGCTTAGATGATTTCATCCATCTCTCGCACGAACTTAGGTAGCGCGAACGTTTGGCTGTAATACTTGTACTTCTTGAAGCACGCCATGTTGTCGAAGCGCTCTTTGTTACCTTCGTAGACTTTATCGTGGCTGTAGCGATGCGTCTTGCCATCGTAGTCTGTGAAGCTTACGATTACTCCCTTGCCGATTAACGACTTGCGGATGATGAATCTTTTACTGATTAGGTCTTGAACTTTCTTTTTAGTACTCATAATGATTTAATTTAATTTATTATACATTTATATTATCTACTTTACTTCGTATTAGTCTTGTAAAACTTCAACTCCAGTTACTTTAGTTGTAGCCTCACGCTTAGCCATGTAGGCCAGGTAGTTATCCAGATGGCGCTGACCCTGGAAGTGTCGGACCGTGCTGGTGTATCTGCCAGTCCAGTTGCGCTTATCAATGCGGACTAACATCTGTTCCAGATTATTCCGTTATACATTGACCCGACCAGGTTGTTGTACATGTCCTCCAGCTCGCTGGTATCCCAGGCACTCAGGTCGATCGGGTTGCCCAGCTCGGACTCTATCTCGGCTATTAGCCACTCGCGGTTCGGTGATTCGTAACTCATAATTTTAATTTTAAATTCATATATAATATCGGAGTAGTACCGTGCTCGGGCTGTAAAATGCTATACACCCTGCGGGTTATGCACCGGGTAGTTGCCGTGTGCCGCGCATAGTTTCCAGGCCAGGCGCCGTTTTCGGAAAAAGCCAAAAAATCCTAGAAAAACCTGAAAAAATACGGGGAACCGGGTAAAATTTAAACGTTTTTATATTTTTATATTAACTTAAAAATGAGTATATAACCCCAAAACTCTAAATATCTGACACTTTTTTTAAAAACACACCCCCTTAAATTATTTGGTACCTAAAATATGTGACGTTAGCCTCTTAAGGTATATATAATAGGTAGCTATTGTCGCTTTTAGGAGTGTAAAAACGGTAAAAAGCGTGTAAATTAGTATTATATACAAAAAATGCAATAAATGGGTAAGCAAAAGTTATCTCCAGCAGCGGCTAAGCGTAAGAAAGAACGTGATTTGCGGTATGCTAACAGTGATGACCGCAAGAAAAAGCGAGCAGATAGCCAAAAAAAGCGCCGTGCAGCTAAAAAGGCTGGTAGAAATATAGACGGCAAGGACTATGACCACTATACTGGTACTTTTGTTACTGCGCATAGGAATAGAGGCGGTATGAACCCGCGTAAGAACGGAACAAAAAACGAATAAATGCCAAAAATAAGTAGTTATCCACTAATAACAACGGTTACAGACCAGGATCTTTTTGTCATTTCTGACTCGTCAAATAATGATGCTACAAAAAGTTTGGAGTTAGAAACCTTAAAAACATATATTAATGAAGGTGGAGGAGCGCCGGGGGTAACGTCTTTATCTGTAGGTTTAGATTATCTAACAAATGAACCTACTGTACATCTTAGTGCGCCATCGGGTAATGTAACTATATATGGACAAACTTCTTTTTTAACTGGCGATGGAACTTTTGGCGGATCTTTAGGCACAGGAGTTAATCTTCAGTTACGCAGATATTTATCTAATGATAGCGGTTCAACACAATATCCAGCAAGCACTATAAGGTTAGCTCAAGGAAACAATATTCAAATTACCACAGCCAAGGTTTCTACTACTGACCAAATAACATTTAGCGTTGTAGGCGACACAATAACTTCTCTTACAACAGAAGGAACATCAGGCGCCGCTACTTTTTTAAATGGGGTTTTAAATATACCACAGTACTCTGGTGGTGGCGGAATTAACAACTACGTAGATGGTGGTTCAATTAGCGGTGGTACACTAACACTCACAAGAGCCGGGTTAGACGATATTGACATAACAGGTAATATTGTAGAAACAGTAACCACTACAGATGGCTCGTTTATAAACTTAACCCCCAACACAGCAACAGACGGTGCTGTAACTATAACAGCGGATCTTTCCGCAACAGGAACAACTGACGCCACTACGTTTTTGAGAGGTGACAATACTTGGGCAGTGCCACCTGGCGGCGGAGTAGTGACGTCTTTGACAACAAATGGAACATCTGGAGCTGCCACGCTAAATAATGGGGTTTTAAATATCCCAGAATACGCAGGGCAAGCGCAAGCGACCACATGGCAAGCTTTTTATAGAAAATTTACCGGAAACGAACTTAGGGATGCTTTTAACGGGGTAGGAACCGATAAAATTACTTTAATTGAAGTTCCCGTAGATAAGATGTGTATTTTGGGTATAGAATGTACAACTTTTGTAGATTACAGCACGGGTACAACAAATTATACATTTAGTGGAAATCAAAACCTTGCAATTTATCCAGATACTACAAATCTTTATCAATATGCCACCTCCTATTCTATAGAACAAAACCTACTTACCAGCACTTCTTTCCCGTTTGGAATAAGGTTTAAAGATACATCTACAAATTATGGATCTACTGGCGCTACTGGCGCGGATATAATATTAGCCAGAGCAAGCTCGCTTAGTGCAGTTAATATTACGGCGGGCGATAGGGATTTTATTGTAACATTTACTTATAGAATTATAGATCTAAGTTAAAAATATTAATATGGCAAAATTAAGTAGTTTTCCTTCCGGCGCGGTTGCTTCAGGCGATCATTTTTTAGGGGTTACTCCGAAGGGTAAAACTAAAAAAATAACAATGGCCAGCGTTGTTGCAGCTGCTAAAGATTCAATTAATACATTGGATAATTTTGCAGTAAGTAACACAGACAATGAATATACCCTTGGCTGGAAAAATAACACCTTAACAATAAGTGGCCCAAGTATTGAAGACGCTATATTAAGTGTAGAAAGCGTGGGCGCGATTAAAAGTGTAACAACTGACAGAAATACAGTAATCAGCCTTAAATACGAAGGTGCTGGCAATATAGTAGAAGGAGCTAAAAAATATAAATCTTCAATTAATAATGTAGAGTTTTTAGTTCAAGACAAATTAACTAGCAAAGTTGGTAAGCTACATATAACTGAACTTCCGTACACTAATAATGAAGGTACTGTTACAGGAATTACCGTTTCAGATGATTATGGTTCAAAAAATATTATTACAGAAGAAGGTAATATAAATATTAAAGGAGGAAACGGTATTACGACCAAACTGGTCGGATCCGACTTAACAGTTGAATATCTCGGAAAAGTCGGGGGCACCGTAAATAATGTTATATCATTAGACGAAACATACTTGCTTACATCATTATCAGAAAAAGGCGATGTAGTCAGTATACGCCCTGCGCGTGTGCCAAATGTAAAAGTTGGGCGGTACGAATTTGCAAGTGTAACTGTAGACCAATATGGGCGAGTTACCGGAATTAAAGACAATCAAAATATAATTGATGCTTTACTTGCAAGAATTGAAGCATTAGAATCACAAATACAAACACAAGATGAGTCAACCAATAATACAAGCGACTGATGCGGTAGCCGTAACACCGAGCGACACTAGCGATCTTTTAAACGTTAGCGTGCTTTATGTAGGTGTCGGAGGGCATGTTAAAGTGCAAACGCGCGCGGGTTCTGATATTACATTTTATAATTTAAACAATGGGCAATTTGTGCCGGTGCAAATACGCAAAGTATACGCTACCGATACTACAGCTACAAATTTAGTTGCAATGCCTGTAAGAGGATATTTAAGATAATATGGCTATTCACAATCAAATGGGGTTAATTATTGACCAGGATCTTTATGATCATGGCAATATGAATTCCCTTGAAATGATTACCGAGTTAGGCACAGCTGATCCGCCTATCGAGATTATAGCAGAAGAAGGTTCGTGGCCTCCAGGTGACCGTTATCCAACAATGATCACAGAGGGCTACAATGATGCATTACATTATACAAATAGATCATAACAAATGGCAATAAAGTTTTCACAGTTTAATTTAAGGACCGACCACACGGCGGGTATGTATTTAGTTGGGTACGACGGTAACCAAAACATACATATTACAGTTGATAATCTATTTGATGATTTTATAAACGGCACGCCGTATACTATCCCAATGTTTGACGCTACGGGAGTGGCTCTTACTGATTCTATAATAACACAAAGCGGAGCCAGCATAGGAGTAGCGGGAGCTATGACTGTAACCAGTGATGCTACCTTTAGCACAAATATAGAAGTCGAGGGTACTGCGGATTTTAATGGCAATGTAAATTTAGGTGACGAAAGTGCGGACTTAATAACACAAAATGGCACACTTTATTTAAACGGCCCTATAAAAGATACAACTAATACACTGGGCGACGCTGATCAAATTTTGGTATCAGATGCAAATGGAGAGCTTACATTTACAGATTTAACTGATATAGCCGTAGGGTCTGCAGAGGTTGTAGAAGTTCCTGTTAAAAACTTGCAAGGATCAGCCTTAACAAAAGGTGACCCTGTGTATATATCTGGATCCGTAGGCGCTTCCGGCAGATTAGAGGTTCAACTAGCTGATGCTTCTAACGCGGCAAAAATGCCTGCTGTAGGATTATTAAAACAAGATTTAGGAATAAACGAAGAAGGCTTTGCGGTTGTTACAGGTAAATTGAGAAATTTAATTACTTCGCCAATAGACGGCCAAACGCCTTTAGCTAACGATGTTATATATGTAAAAGCAAGCGGTACAACTGGAGCCGCACTTACTTTAACAAAACCAACCGGAAGCAATCTTATTCAAAATATGGGTAAGGTTGGTAGAGTAAGTACATCTAACGACGGAACGTTTGTTGTATCATCTATACTTAGAACAAACGATATACCTAATTTAACACCTGGTAAAATATGGGTTGGTTCAACAGGTAATACCATTGAATCAAGCTCAATTACATTTACAGAATCAACTGGGGCGGTGCAGCTCAATAGCTATGGCAGCGGAACGTTTGCAGGGACAGCAACTCAAACATTAGCAGTAGATGCTAATGGTAATATAATTGAAACTCCAGGCGTAACTGTAGATGGATCTGGCACTGCAGGCACAATAACAAAGTGGTATGATACAGATACAATAACAGACTCTATAATGTCTGAGAGTGGATCTGATATTACAATAGCGGCAGGTAACCCTGAGTTAATTTTAAATAACACAGGCAATAGTGTTCCGGTTTGGGGAATAGGTGCAACTTATCAAGGTAATTATGGAACAGGTGGTAAGTTAACCTGGATTAATTCAATAACAGCGGGCTATGAAGGTGTTAGATTAGAAACCGGCAATTCAAAAATTGAGTTACCAAGAACTACGTCTTATGATTTTAACCTTGTAATAGATAGCTCTACGGCTGTAAACATTGATGGTGTTAATAAAAATGTTATTATAGGGGGAACGACTAACTACTCTGGCAGAAAATTATTAGTTTACGGGAGAACTGGAATTGACGGCGGTACTAGCGGCGGGCAATTGTATTTAAACAAAACTAACACGCAGGGTTCGAATACTATTTTTTCTACTTATAACAACGGGACTGCTCCTCCACAAGGATATTTGCAGTGGGGTAATGGAGAAAACGTTAAGTTACAAGCCGCAAGCGTCGCTGTCCCGTATACGTCTTCTTATATATCTTATGGTAATTATGAAAATTTTATAGTAAATTTAGCAGGCACGCCAAGATTAACAATAGATTACAGCAATGGCAACGCCACGCTAACAGGCGCATTAGAAGTAGGCGGTAAAGTTACAAATGTTACTGATCCTACAGACGCGCAAGATGCGGCTACTAAAGCATACGTTGATGCCCAAAACACAAATCAGATAACAGGTTCTGGCGCTGCTGGGCAGGTAAGCTTTTTTGATAGCGCTAGCAGTATAGCAGGTAATAATAATTTATATTGGGATAACTCAACTCTCAGTCTTGGTATTAGGACTAATCAACCCGGTCGTGCTCTAGAAGTTGCTGGTGAAATTGATGCTAATGGTGGAGACGGCTATCTAATAGATAACAAACCTTGGGCCCAGTTTGGCGCAGATCTTCTTACTTTAGGCGATTGGGATGGTGAAGGGTATGCAACCCGCATTATGGACAGCGATTCTAATGAAGCAATTAGAATAATTAATGACGGTAAAGTTGGGATTGGGGCGACTAACCCAGCCAGAAAACTAACCGTAGAAGCAGCATCTAATCCTATATTAATAGGCACGCCTACTGGTAAAAGAATGCAGTGGGAAAATCCTAATTATATAACAGCATATTCAGAAAGCCCAACCGCGCCGGGCACTTATAATAAAACTTTTGATTTTGATGGTGATTATTTAGGGGGTGGTTATGTTGGTGTTTATAATTCCATTGACGGAAATTGGGGTGTTGCAATGCATGCAGCTCACCGTATTAATCCTTCTGGTCATAAAAGCAATATACTACACGTAGTTCAAGTTGATGACCACTCTTCAAATATAAGAGTAGAGAGTAGAGACTGGGGCTCTGACGCGCAAAGATTTTCAGGAATTGAAATTAATGACTCCAGAACGCCTACTGGCTATCCGGCTAATAGATTTAGATTGGGCACTAGTTTTTCAACCGAACCTACGATACCGTTTTATGTAAATGGTAATGGTGCTTTTAATGGAAGCGTAAAAGTTGCAGATGATTCAGACTCAGCTTCCTCGTCAAATGTTGGAGCATTAAGATATAGAACTTCTGGTAATAATAGTTATGTAGATATGTGTATGCAAACTGGCGCATCAACATATGAGTGGGTAAATATAGTACAAAATAATTGGTAATACAATGGCGAAAAAATATATAACAGATAAACTTTCAGCTAAAACCGCTAGCAGTGGAATTACCTATGATGGGGATGCTGTATTTAATGGCGGTCCAAGCGGTACGTTTTCGTTTGATTTTAACAATGGAACGACAAATGAGTTTAGTGTGAATTTTCAAGGGGATGATTTTTTAACAGTAAACGGAGGAACTGGTGTATTTGAAGTGGGAGACATAGCCGGGCTGTTTGACCGGTATTATTTAAAAGTTGACGGGAGCAATAATTTTTTAAGCTGGAAATATGGCCAAGATGACTTGGTTACTTTTGGTGAAAATTCAACTGTGTCTTTGTATGGAACAGGATCAAACAACACAAGTGGTGCAGAGCTTCGCATTTTTAAAGGGCAGAGTAGCGAAGTTACAGGGAAACTAAAGTTAGACTCTACAAATCAATATCTAGATTTAGAATACCAAGACCCTGTAGCTACAAACTCTTTTAAACTATATGGAGATTACAGTTATACATCTGTGCCAATAAGAATAGGTACAAACGCAGCAGCTAACGAATTAGATGACTACGAAGAAGGTGTATACAACATAAAATTTAACGTAATACCTGAAAGCAGCACAGGCGGTGCTTATAATCAAGACGCTGCAAATTTTACTACGTTTAACAATTATAGTAGATACACGAAAGTCGGGCAGCTTGTTACTTTGCATATAGCGCTAGAATATCGCTTACCCACTTGGAATACTTACACAAGCTGGTATGTAACACTTGCTAACTTACCATTTCCGTTAGTGCAGCCCAACACCACCGATGCGGCACGCGGAGCGGGGGGTACGTACTCTTTTACGGGTAACTATATAACCAATCTTGCACCGCAAGTGTTTATTATTAAAAATTTGGGATTTAGTAATTATGGAAGTTATATTGCTTTTAACGGCGGATTTACTTCCCAATATCCACTAAATAGAATGATAGGACTAACGGGCGCACAGTTTCCATCCGAAAGATTTTATTATTCCTCATTACCAAACTGGCTTACGGGCACAGTATCGTATTATACAACTGCTTAAATTTAAATTATGTTAACAAAAGAAATAATTATAGACAAAGTTGAGTTCGTAGGAAAATGGAAAACAATCCTTGTACGAAAACGCACAGATATTTTAGAAGACGGCTTATTGGTTTCATCTTCTTATGAAAGGGATAGCTATGAGCTATTAAATGTAAGTTCAATTTCGGAATTGCCTATAGAAATACAACCTTATGCGACGGGTGTGTGGACTGAAGCTTTACGTGATGAATTACAAGCTGATATGGATGCACACGCGCAGAAAATGGCTGAACTTGAGGCAGAAGCTTCATCTTCTGAATCTTAAAAATAATTAAAATAAAAAAAATGGCAAACACTTATTCATGGACAATCAACGGGCTGGATACATACCCTTCAGTAGATTCTCTTTCAGATGTAGTATATAATATCCACTGGGGATTAACAGCTACTTCAGATCAAACAGATTCTGATGGCAATGCTTATACAGCTAGTGCTATTGGAACTCAAGTTGTAGAAGACGCTAACCCAGATAGCTTTACGGTGTTTGATGATCTTACTCAGGCTGATGTAGAGGGTTGGCTAGAAGCGAGTGATCTTGATATAGACAGCATTAAAGCCTCGCTAGACAAACAGGTAGAAGATCAAATCACACCAATAAGCGTGACTAAGAGTGCTCCGTGGCTTAATCTACCAACGGAAACCTCAAATCTTGTAAAGTAAAAAACAGTAAAAACCGGTAATATATAACTTATACCCTGCTCGGGAAAGAGCAAACCATTAATTAACATAAAACCAAAACCTTATGACACTTTATTACAGAACTTATTCTTGGGCAAATACATCGCCAAGGATAACAGATGAAGAGCTTCAGTATTTAACTAGTTTAGTTGAAAAAAAGAACTGGAGAATTGTACAACTACCGAACGGATATTATCAAACCGAATACCTTAATCCAAATAAAGAAAATGATTGGGTTGATGTAACGCGAAGAGAAACTGTTAAAGGCGCAGAAGCCGCGATTGATGCTTCAATTGAACATTACAAAAAACGGTTGGACTTCGCTAAAGGCCCAGTAGTTGTAAAAACTTTCGAGTAAGACATTCGTCTAATTTAATTTAATATAATCTAATATGTCTGACGCAATAGTTAAGAACTTAAACTTTGGTAGCGATGCTCGCACTAAAGTTTACGAAGGTATTGAAAAGCTAACAAAAGCCGTTAGCTCCACATTAGGGGCTAGCGGTCTTAGCGTAATACTAGAAAATGATAAAGGAAAACCGGTAATTACAAAAGACGGCGTAACAGTAGCAAACAATATATTTTTGCGTGATCCTGTTGAAAATATGGGCGCGACGCTTTTAAAAGATGCTGCGCGAAAAACCGTACAAGAAGCCGGTGATGGAACAACAACCGCAACTGTACTTGCGCATTCCATTCTTAAAAACGCTTATAAAGCATTAGAGCAAGATAGCTCACGAACGCTGAAAGAGGGAATTGCAAATGGTGTTGAAAAAGTAATTGCATATTTAGAAAAAATTGCAATACCAGTTGACGGTGATATGATTGACCAAGTGGCAACTATATCTGCAAATAACGATAAAGAACTTGGTAAGCTTATAAGTGATGCTTTTAAATCTGTAGGTAATACAGGTGTTGTTATTATGCAAACAACAGATGAGCCTGAAACAACAATTGATGTTGTTGATGGTGTGCAATATGATCAGCCACTTAAATCAAATCACTTTATAACGAATGAAAATACAAATTCGGCAGAATTAGATAATCCTTATATATTAATTTCAGAATCACCAATTCCAAATATACGTAGGATTCAATCGGTGCTGGAGCATGTTATAAAAAAGAATAAATCATTATTAATCATTGCCGACGTTGAGCCGCAAGTGCTGAATACTCTTGCGATGAATAAAATGAAAGGCAATATAAAGGTTAATATAATTGACTTGCCAACCTACGGTATAACTCGTAAGGAAGTCATGCAGGACCTTTGTATGCTAACCGGAGCTAAGATTATTAATGAGGATCTTGGTGACGATATGGACCTCGTAGATATTGAAATGCTTGGGACTTGTGTTAAAGCTGTAACAAACTCAGAAGAAACTATTTTACAAGTTGAAGGCAAAACAGAAGAGGTAGAGGAAAAAATTAAAGCAATACAAGAAGAGCTTGAAAAGCCAATGATGCCTGGCGCAAAAATCCGGTACGAAAAAAGGCTTGCAAGATTATCTGCAAAAGTTGCCGTTGTAAAAGTCGGCGCTAATTCAGAAGTTGAGTTAAAAGAAAAGCGTGATAGAGTTGAAGACGCTATATGTGCTACAAAAGCCGCGATTAAAGAAGGTATAGTACCAGGTGGTGGCATAGCCCTTTTAAATGCTGCTCAAAAAATAAAAGCAAGCAGCAAAGGCGAAGAACTACTTTATAAGTCAATTAAAGCGCCTTTTCATACGATACTTAGTAATGCAGGTATTGAAGAATTTGAAGAGCCTACTATTAGGGGCAGAGGGCTAAATGTTGTTACAGGGGGTATGGTGAATATGATTAAATCTGGAATTATCGACCCACTACTTGTTACTAAAAGTGCTCTTAGGAACGCGGCTTCCGTAGCCACAACGATTATATCAACTGATTGTGTAATTAACAATGTTAGAATCGAACAGTTATGAAGGCAATCGGATATTACTTAATAGTAGAAAAAGAAAAGCAAGGAGTACAAAAGACCGAGCACGGTCTGCTAATTGCAGAAAATGCCCGTGAAGATATAAGATACGCAAAAGCAAGCGTAATATCAGCGGGCGCCGATATAGTGGGAATAAAGGCTGGCGATGCTATTTATTATGATAAGCACGCCGGCCATTCCATTGAATTGGAAAACAAAGTATATAATGTAATTAAAGCGCAGGATGTAGTCGTTATATTATGAGAACAATAAAGGCTTCAGATTTGCGGGACTCAAACGTATTAAAGCATTACCGTATAGTCAGAAGATGGGCATGCAGAAATTACGGCATAAAAGATGCAGATCTGGAGCTTCTTTTATTTTTAGACTGTCAAGGCTTTTTTAGTAAAAAAGATTTTAAACTTGATACATATGCATACAGCTGGGACAACAATAGGTTTTCACGGCTTTTAAAAGAAGGCTGGATAGTATTATGGCGAAGAGGTAATAAATCAGATAGCAAAGGCAGTTTATATAAAGTATCTTTAAAAACAACACAGTTATTAACTCGTGTTTATAGAATACTTACAGGCGAAGAAGATATTCCAAGTAGCGCAAGGCAAAACGTAATTAAAAGCAAAGCGTATACAGATAGAATGCTTCAGGTTGCAATTAAAAGAATAAATAACGATAAAGAAAGATAGATATGTCTAATTATAGTAAATCCCCTAATAAATTTTTTGGAAGTATAGCTGGAATAGCAGCAGGCGCGGCCAGGAGCGGTCAAGTAGATTTCAGCGCTCTTGCTGGAAGAAGCGGGCTTCTTGGCGGAGCAGTTAGAGCGGCTCAAGCAAGAAAAGTAGCTAGAGTAGCAGGCAATGTTCCATCTGTAGTAGCTACAGCGGGAGCTAGCGGCATGTCTGGTAGAATTGAAGGTATTGAATCTAGACTAGCGGCATTAGAAGAGGGAAGTGCTGCGGCAGGAGCTGCACAGCCGGCAGAGGCTGCGCCTGTTGAAACTCAAGCGCAAGCGGCCGCTTCTCAAGCAATGGCTGCTGATCAAACAGGAAATGCAGTTTCAGGAATTGGCGGAATTGGAATACCTGTTCCTCCTCCAACTACAGCTCAAGCAGATGAACTTGGCACTTTAATGGCTTCACCGTTTACAATGCGCCAGCGCTCAAATATGGGCCCGCTAACATTTAAAGACCAAACTGGAGACGGCAAAATAACACGAGCAGATGTAATTAAAGCCCGTATAGAAGGATATAAAAAATAAATAAATAGTTATGGCAAAACAACCACTAAAACACGGAACAGTTGGAGAATCAGCTGTATGGGATGGACCTTTAGACACTACAGGCTTTCCTATGGGAAAAGGAAGTAGCTCAGGGGCTAATGGTATGCAAATTAAAAAATACCCTTGTAAGTCTTATGACTTAAATCCCCCTATTACTCAACGGGCAAAACAATAATTATGTTTGTTCAAGCTAACTCACCATTTGCTAAAAAAGGCGATGCTCCATCTAGGAAGAAATCAAAAGGCTATTACGCTGAAGTAAAAAAGGGCGGCGGCAAAGGTAAAGATGCTGGCGGGGGTATGACTGAAAAAGGCGTTAAAAAATATCGCAGAGACAACCCAGGCAGCAAGCTACAAACAGCTGTGACTACACCCCCATCAAAGCTTAAGAAAGGAAGCAAGGCGTGGAAACGCAGAAAGTCATTTTGCGCGCGATCTAAGGGCTGGACTTCAGAAAGAGGTAAAGCGGCACGAAGAAAATGGAATTGTTGATATGAAGGATAAAGGCTTAGGCGATACAATAGCCCGCGTAACGAAGGCAACGGGTATTGACAAATTTGCAGATCAAGTTGCAAGTGGCTTAAATATACCCGGTGGCTGTGGTTGTAAAAAACGCCAAGAGTATCTTAACAAAGTTGTACCATACGGAAAACAAAATTAATAATGGCTTTTAAAATGAAACCTGCTCCATTTAAAATGGACGAAACTCCTGTTTACTATGTAGACATGGAAGATGGCGTTTTAGGAAAAGCTAATAATAATGGTACAATCATAATTGATAAAAATTTATCACCTGCACAGGCGAAAGACGTAATTAAGCACGAGCAAGTGCATATAGATCAGATGAAAAGAGGTGATCTTGATTATGATGACAATTATATATATTGGAAGGGTCGTATAATTCCAAGATCGAGTATTAAAGAAGGCGATAAAAATTTGCCTTGGGAAAAAGAAGCATATAATAAATCTTAAAACTAAAAATAATGGGATATAAGCAACCATTTAAACAAATCGGTAAAGTAGAGCCTAAGCTAAGAAATCAAAGTAAATCGGGCTTAAGAATGAACGACGCATCTCCATTGCCATATGATGGTCCTGGCGATAAACCAAAAAAAATAAGCCCAGAAAATCAGTGGCTTAAATTATCTGAAGAATACCAAAAGGCGGCAAAGGGATCAGAGCTTAAAAGTGCAGTTACAGGTCAAGACGTTAATCTAACAGCGTCTTTAGAGACTATAGGTAAAGAATTACCTACATTTGAAGAAAGAAAAGAAGCATTAGCTACTGCTCACAGAAATTTATCCCCAAGTATTCAAATGGATATTAATAAACGCTTAGGCGGTTTAGCAAAGCTATTTGAAAAAAAATAAGCAATGAAAAAGCTTTTAAGTCTTTTAACAGGTGGGTTAATTAAAGACGTAGGTAATGTAATAGATAAACTTACAACTACAGATGAGGAAAGATTAGCTGCTAAGCAAAAGATACAAGAGCTTTTAGAAAAAGCAGATCAAGATGCGCAAACTCAAATTACTGAGCGTTGGAAGCTTGATATGCAAAGCGATAGTTTTCTTTCAAAAAACATTCGTCCACTTGTGTTGGTTTATTTAACAGTTATATTTACAGGGCTGGCTTTTTTTGATGGTAATATAGGTGGGTTTCAAGTAGATGAAGCCTACATACCCATTTTTCAATCACTGCTTATAACTGTTTACGGCGCATATTTCGTGGGGCGGACGTGGGAAAAAAACAAAAAATCAAGTAATAATAACTAATGAAAGTTGTTAATAATCAATTTAAATTAAATCAAATGACAAAAATTAAAGACGAACAATTAGAAAAGTTAGTAAATCAACAATCATCTTTAAATTCTCTGTTAAGTAGGATTGGGGTTGTGGAATCTCAAAAACACGCGTTGTTGCACGAAGTTGCTGGCGTTAATAAAGAGATTGAGGAGTTTAAGATAGAACTCGAAAAAGAATATGGCTCTGTAAATATTAATTTAGAAACAGGTGAATATTCTAAAATTGAAAATGATGAAGCTGATAAGAAAGATTAGTATTGGGTCAGACTATAAAAATGACGCAATGCATTATTCTGTAGGTCAGCAGGTTTATGGCGGACACGAAATATCCGCTATATTATTTGAGGACCAGGACGCTTCATACAATATCTACATTAAGAAAAACTCAGAGGTATTGCCATGGAAGAAATTTAACTCTAACATGGCAATTTCCGTTGAGTACGACCTTGAATACTAATGAAATCATTATACCAATTTATAGTTAAACCAAAAGGCGAAAGATATAATAATGTAAAAAAAATAGGCGACAATAGCTTATTATTAAATACTAATATAGAAAGCTTTCGTCACATAAACAAAGAAGCCGTAGTGGTTTCGACTCCAGCCGCCTTTAATACAGGCATAAACATAGGCGATACTGTTTTAATACATCACAATATATTTAGAAGATGGTACGATATGAAAGGGGTTGAAAGAAATGGTAGTATGTATTTTAAAGATGATATGTACTTTGTTAATGTAGACCAAGTTTATGGCTATAAAAAAAATGATAAATGGGTCATGGTAAATAATAGATGCTTTATAAAGCCTATTAAAGAAACAAGCTCATATTCAACCGAAAAAGAGCAAAAGCATATTGGTATACTAAAGTATGGAAATAAAGCGTTAGAAGCGCTTAAAATAGCCCCAGGAGACTTAGTAGGGTTTACCCCTAATAGCGAATGGGAATTTATTATAGACGATGAGCGTCTTTATTGTATGAAATCAAATGATATAGCTATTAAGTATGAACGTAAAGGACACGAAGAGGAATATAATCCGAGCTGGGCAAAAAGCGGTTGATGAGTTAATACGCGTTGCTGAAGAAAAGATTATAACGCACACCGACGATGATGTTTCAGCGGACAGGCTTAAAAATGCAGCGGCCACCAAAAAGCTAGCTATTTTTGACGCGTTTGAAATATTAACACGCATTGAAGAAGAAAGAGCGTTGCTTGAAGGTGAAAACCAAGCTGCTAAAGCTAAAACATTTAAAGGCTTTGCCGAGGGTAGATCAAAATGAAATATACGCAGACGTTATTTGAAGTTCTGCCCGACTATATAAGCAAGAAGATACTTAACAAAAAAAACAGGTATAAGCAATGGAAATATGGCTATGACAAAGAAAGTGATGTTGTAGTTATTAGCAAAACCGGAGAGATTGGAGATGTGTATAGCATACAAAATCTTAAAATAGCTTTACCTAAAACATCTGACCCGTACGAATTTAAAAAAGGCACTTGGGATAGAATAGATTATCCGAAGGAACTTGAAAAAATAAAAAGTGTATTTGAGTGGAACCAAATGCCGGAATATTTTAAAGAAAAGTATTATGACTATATTGACGAAGAGTTTAAACGCCGTGATGAAGGCTTTTCATTCGTTAACAAAGGTATTCCTACTTATATTACTGGTTCTCATTACATGTACTTGCAGTGGTCTAAAATTGACGTGGGTGCCGCTGAATTCAGAGAGTCAAACAGATTATTTTTTATATTCTGGGAAGCATGTAAAGCCGATCAAAGATGTTATGGAATGTGCTATCTCAAAAACCGACGCTCTGGTTTTTCGTTCATGGCATCATCCGAACTTGTTAATCAAGCTACAATATCTTCCGATTCACGGTTTGGAATATTGTCCAAATCTGGAGCCGACGCTAAAAAAATGTTCACAGATAAAGTTGTACCCATATCTGTTAACTACCCGTTCTTTTTCAAACCAATACAGGATGGAATGGACCGGCCAAAAACAGAGTTGGCATACAGAGTACCAGCGTCGAAACTTACGCGAAGAAAATTGGATCAAGGCCAAGGGCCGGAGGAGCTTGAGGGCCTCGACACAACAATCGACTGGAAGAACACAGGCGACAACTCGTACGACGGGGAGAAACTAAAACTACTTGCACACGATGAAAGTGGTAAATGGGAAAGACCCGATAACATATTAAATAACTGGCGAGTTACAAAAACAACGCTTAGGCTAGGATCTAGAATTGTAGGCAAGTGTATGATGGGCTCAACATCAAACGCATTAGACAAAGGTGGAGCAAACTTCAAAAAGTTATATGAAGATTCAGACGTTACTAAACGAAACCGCAATGGACAGACTTCTTCGGGACTATATTCTTTGTTCATACCTATGGAATGGAACTACGAAGGATTTATTGATTCTTATGGATACCCTGTCTTTGATACACCGGCAGAACCAGTTGAAGGCCCATATGGCGAGCTCATTGACCAAGGAGTAATTGAACACTGGCAAAATGAAGTTGATGGCCTTAAAAATGATCAAGACGGTTTAAATGAATACTACCGTCAGTTTCCGAGAACAGAGCAGCATGCTTTTAGAGATGAAGCAAAAGAATCTTTATTTAATCTAACTAAGATTTACGAACAAATAGATTACAATCAGGAAGTTCAAAATAGCATGCAAGTTTCAACAGGAAACTTTCAATGGTTAAATGGACAGCAAGATACCGAAGTTATTTTTTCGCCAAATTCTAATGGAAGATTTAAAATAAGTTGGGTACCGCCAAAAAATTTACAAAACCGTGTAATAGTAAAAAATGGTGTTAAATATCCAGGTAATGAACACGTGGGTGCCTTTGGGTGTGACTCATATGATATATCTGGAACAGTTGATAAAAGAGGATCTAAAGGGTCTTTGCATGGGCTGACTAAGTTTAGTATGGAAGATGCCCCACCAAATATGTTTTTTTTAGAATATATTGCACGGCCTCAAACAGCTGAAATATTTTTTGAAGATGTGCTTATGGCGTTAGTGTTTTATGGAATGCCAATACTTGCAGAGAACAATAAGCCTCGCTTGCTTTATTATTTAAAACGAAGAGGGTATAGAGGTTTCTCAATGAATAGACCAGATAAGCTTTGGAATAAATTATCTGTTACAGAAAAAGATATAGGCGGAATACCAAACTCGTCTGAAGATATTAAGCAAGCGCACGCTGCCGCAATTGAAAGTTATATAGAAACATATATAGGGCAAGTAAGTGAAGGCACATATGGTGATATGTATTTTCAAAAAACACTAGAAGATTGGGCGGGATTTAATATAAACAATAGAACAAAGTTTGATGCAACAATTAGCTCAGGCTTAGCTATTATGGCTTGCAATAAAAATAGATATAGGCCATCGGCAGAAAGAGTTATTAAATCTATGCCGCTTGGGTTTAAAAAATACAACAATAAAGGATATAGTTCAAAAATAATATAATAAATGGTTAATACTAATTACAAAAGCTCGTTTCCCGACCAGGTGGTACCTAATGAGGAAAAGCAGTCATTAGAGTATGGTTTGCAAGTAGCGAGAGCTATTGAAGGCGAGTGGTTTAGAAATAACCGCGGCGGTGATCGATTTACCGCTAATTTTCAGGAATATCATAGGCGTAGACTATATGCTCGCGGAGAGCAATCAATACAGAAGTATAAAGATGAGTTATCTATTAATGGTGATTTGTCTTATTTAAACTTAGACTGGAAACCCGTTCCTGTTATACCTAAATTTGTAGATATTGTTGTTAACGGAATGTCACAGCGTAATTATGAAATAAAAGCATTTGCGCAAGACCCTGTAGCTCAAAAGAAAAAAACAGAATATGCTAAAAATATAATGCTTGATATGAACCATTACAATCAGTTAATGGAATTATCACAGCAAACTGGTATAGATTATTTTTATTCTAATAACCCTGAAGAACTGCCAAAAAATAAAGAAGAGTTTGAACTTCATATGCAGCTTGATTATAAAGAAGCTGTTGAAATGGCCGTAGAGCAGCTAATAAATAATTCTTTAGATAAAAATAAATATGATCAAATTCGTAAAAGAGTTATTTATGATTTAGTTGTATGTGGAATTGGGGCTGCTAAAACACAATATAATAAATCTAACGGCTTACAGGTTAAATATGTAGACCCCGCAAATCTTGTATATTCATACACTGAAGACCCGAACTTTGATGATTTATATTATATAGGTGAGGTTAAACAAATTTCATTATCTGAAGTTGCTAAATTGTTTCCGCATCTTACAGCAAAAGATCTTGAAGAAATACAAAATTATCCAGGTAATAATGATTATATAAGAAATTATTATGGCCAAAATGATAATGACACAATTAGTGTATTATTTTTTGAATACAAAACTTTTGATAAGCAGGTATTCAAAATTAAAAAAACGGAATTTGGATTAGAAAAAGCTTTACAAAAAGAAAGTTATTTCAATCCACCTGAAAATGATAATTTTGACAAAGTTGAAAGAGTCATAGAGGTATTATATTCAGGGGCTAAAATATTAGGGCACGAAAAAATGCTTTCTTGGAAATTAGCGGAAAATATGACGCGCCCATATTCGGATTCGCCTAAAGTAGAAATGAATTATACTTTAGTTGCGCCGCGAATGTATAAAGGTAAAATTGAATCGTTAGTAAGCCGTATTACTGGCTTTGCAGATATGATTCAATTAACGCATTTAAAATTACAGCAAGTAATGTCGCGTATGGTGCCTGATGGTGTATACGTAGATGTTGATGGCTTAGCTGAAGTAGATCTTGGTAACGGAACAAACTATAATGCGGCAGAAGCATTAAATATGTATTTCCAAACCGGTAGTATTGTCGGTAGATCATTTACACAAGATGGTGATATGAACCCTGGTAAAGTGCCAATTCAAGAGCTGCAAACATCATCAGGGCAAGGTAAAATTGCGTCACTTATAAATACGTATCAATATTATTTACAAATGATACGCGATGTGACCGGGTTAAATGAGGCAAGAGATGGAAGTCAGCCAGATAAAAATGCTTTGGTTGGATTACAAAAACTTGCGGCAGCGAATTCAAATACTGCTACGCGCCATATTTTACAGTCGGCATCGTATATTACTTTAAGAGTTTGTGAAAATGTTGCTTTAAAAGCAAAGGATATATTTGAATTTTCTTTAACAGAAGAATCTTTAATTGAAAGTATTAATCAATTTAATGTTGAAACGCTAAAAGAAATAGCTAATTTACATTTGCATGATTTTGGCATATATTTAGAATTAGAGCCGGATGAAGAAGAAAAAGCTCAGCTTCAGCAAAATATACAAGCTTCTTTACAAGCTGGCGCGATATATTTAGACGATGTAATAGAAATACAGCGTATTAAAAATATTGACCTAGCAAATAAATATTTAAAGCTTAAGCGCCGTAAAAAGCAAGAAGCTGATCAAGCAGCTCAGCAGGCTAATATAGAAGCACAAGCCCAGGCAAATGCACAAGCCTCAGAAGCAGCCGCTCTTGCAGAATTGCAAAAACAACAAGCACTTACTGAAAGTAAATTACAACTTGAGCAAGGTAAATCTCAATTTGAAATAAACAAACTTGAGCGTGAAGCAGAAATTAAAATGCGTTTAATGGAATTAGAATTCCAATTTAATAAACAATTAGCCGAAGAGCAAGCAAAAGTAATTCAAGCAAAAGACGCTTATAAGGAAGATCGCAAAGACGATAGAACTAAAATACAAGCAACACAGCAATCTGAGCTTATCGATCAGAGAAAAAACGATACAGCCCCTAAGAAATTTGAATCTTCTGGATTTGATGTTCTTGGTGGATTTAGCTTAGGACAGTTTGAGCCTAAGTAATATTTTTTTTATTAATTTTATAATATTTTATCATGGCAGAAGTAGTCAAGCAAGAAGGCGAATTTAAAGTAAAGCCTCGCAAAATGAAAAAACTTTCTGAGACACCTGAAACTATTAAAGTAGATTTGTCTCAAAAAGCGGAAGAAAAAGAAAAAACAGGTGATACCATTAAGGTAGACCTTACCGAAAAAAAAGAAGAAGATGCCGTTCAAGTCAATACAGCAGATGAGAGCAATGCTCCTGTCGAAGAATCCGGAAACTCGCAGAGTAGCGAAGAGGTGGTTGAAGAAGTACGGCAGCCCGAAGAAACGGTAGAAGAAACACCTGTAATACAGGAAATAACAGAAGAAGAAGTACAAGAGCAGACTGGAAATTTGCAAGAACAAGTTAAAGAGGAGGTTCAGCAATTAAAAGAGTCTGGCAAACCATTACCAGAAAACATTCAAAAGGTTGTAGACTTTATGGATGAAACTGGCGGAACATTAGAAGATTATGTTAGATTAAATGCTGATTATTCTAATGTAGATAATAATACGCTTTTGCGGGAATACTATCGCCAAAGCAAACCTCATTTAGATTCTGAAGACGTGAGTATTTTATTAGAAGATTTTACGTGGGACGAAGATGTAGATGATGAAAAAGATATACGCAAGAAAAAAATTGCGTACAAAGAAGAAGTTGCAAAAGCCAAAGGCTTTTTAGAGGGACTGAAAAATAAATATTACGATGAGATCAAGTTGAGACCAGGCGTAACTCAGGAACAACAAAAAGCAGTTGAGTTTTTCAATCGATATAACGAAGAGCAGCAGCTTATAAAGGAGCGTACTGAAGATTTCCAAAGTCGCACAAAAAACTATTTTAACCAAGATTTCAAAGGTTTTGATTTCAAATTAGGTGAAAAAAAGTTTAGATACGGCGTAAAAGATAATTCTTCGGTAGCAAATAA